CAACGGTAAAAATCCTAACCGATATAAAATTCTGATAACAACAATCTAATCCCTATCAATATGAACACAAAAAAAATGCACTGATTGAAAACGAAAAACCGGAAGCCGATTTGATTTCTGGAAAAGTGACAACCCACAAATCCAAAGTGAGAACGGCAAAAAGGGAGATTCGAGATTTAAGAAGGAAGCAAACGCCGCCAGAACACTAAAGGATTTAAGCAAGTTATGATATTTCAAGATAACAAATCTGAAAAAAAAATCACCACAAAAGATAAAACGCCTCCAAGGTATGCCAAAACCCAGCAGATCCTTGCTGACATTTTAGGTATGGACAGATCCGTTTTGTCTGGTCAATACCTATCTTTAGATGGCGCACCCAAAAAGGGGAAAGCCGGATACAACGTTAAGCACTGCGAGGAGTGGATTAAGACCTGCAAGGAGTCTCGGTTGCAAGGTGACGGCTCACTCAAAGATGAAAAGCTTTTACGCGAAATAGAAATGCTAGACATCAAGATTAAGCAGATAACTGGTGAGCTTGTGGACCATAAAGAAACCCGATTGGAGTACCTGCGAAAGCTCAATAGGTATAGGTCAATAATAGACAACTGGGCAAGTCATCAAACCGCAAAGTACCCCAGCCTAGCTGTCGAGATCGACCAAGTGCGAAACGAATTGATTGAGCAGATGGCAAGCGATGAAACTTGATTTCAGGGCTCTAGGCAAAACCGCGTTTACCCAGCTCCCACCGGAGAAGTCTTGGAAATGGGCCGAGCGCGAAGTCAACTATTCCAGAGCTGAAAACTACGACACCCCTTATTCCGGCAAATTCGATCCGAACTTGATACCATCATGGAAAGACGCTTTAGAGGATGCACAAGATCGAAACGTTAGGGAACAGGTAGAACTCAAATGCAGCCGTGCGGGATTCAGTGAGAATCTAATCCTCACAGATTTACGCTACACCGTTGCCCGAAATCCAGAGCCGACCTTGTACATAACCGGAGAGATGGAGCTTGCGAAGGGCTTCCTTGACCGCCGCGTAATCAGGGGGATGTCACTATCAAAAGAAACGGAAAAGCAATTCAGGGGCGCGAAAGTCGTCAGGCAAGACATTCAATTTCCTGCAATGGATTTCCGTGCTACGTGGGCAAGCTCAGGGACAGCGACAAAGCAAGACGGCTGGGCTAGGATTTATGCGGATGAAGTCAGTCTCTGGAATGAGTTTGGCGTGGACATGGTTCGGAGGCGTTGCGCCGCTTACCCTTTTCATCATATTATTTGGGGCGGGTCCATTGACCCGACCCGGCGCGGCAATCCCGACGAAGATCCAATGTTAAAACTTTACGAAGAATCAGACAAAGGCGAATGGTATATGCCTGACCCAGCGGGCGGGGAATTTAAGTGGACCCATGAGGGAATTAAATGGGATCAAGCTGCAAAAGGCGGGGACAAGTGGGATCTTGAAGAGGTCGAATCTTCCGCACATTATCAAACGCCGAACGGGACGATCATCCAAGAATCAGAGAGAATGGACTACAACCGGAAAGGGTACTGGAAATACAAGGACACCGGAACGCGGCGGGGCCGTCGTCACGTAGCATTGATGATACCCTTTGCCGATTGCTCTTTTGGCTCGATTGCCAAGCGGTTTATTTCCGCCAAGTACAGGATAAATACTTCCGCAAAGCCGAAGGACCGGAACCGAAACACGCTGCGGACTTACTTTGCCGAATATTGGGCCGAGGCACACAGGGAAAACGAAGCGAGTGCGACCGAAGAAAAGCTGACCCACTGCCAGAGTGATTACAAATTCGGGCAGGTCTTTTCTCCCGGCAAATGGGTAAGCGGAACCTACGTCACGGCGGACGTGCAGAAACTACATATCTGGTGGCTTGCCAGAGAATGGGCCTTTGACCAAGACCGAAAAAAAGCACATTCTGCTTTGTTGGAGTGCGGGAATTCCCCAGGCTTTCCGGACTTCGATGAAACCATAGGCCGATTCAAACCCTCGCTCGTGGGAATAGACATCGGGTATGCCTTGAGGCAATCAGATGTCGCAGACTATTGCGCGGAATATACCGACACAGACCCGAAAGAATCAAGGGTCATTGCCTTGCGTGGGTCAGACACGCTTAAATCCGTTGCTATGCAGTGGACCGCTAGAGACGCGACAGAAGGCCGGGCAACCGGAGGGGGAACTAATCCATTTTTAGAAATAACATGGTCAGCCGATACTTTTCGATCATGGCTTATAGATTGCATCGACAGCGGGGAAGATTGGCGAATACCGAATGACTGGACAAATGCGGAAAAGGAAAAGGCTTACTACTTTCGGCAAATCCTATCAACCCGAAAGCTAGACGGCGAATGGGTCAGCAAGCACAAAGATGACCATTTATTTGACTGCGAAGCGATGCAGATCGTCCTTGCACGCTGGGACATGATGCTTTAGGAAAACAAAAAGGAGAAATGAAATGTCAGAAATAAAAAAACGCCTCAAATGCAAAACCTGCCAGCGTAAAACCCTGCACGTAAAAAACGGAACGAACCACATCTTGCACTTAATCTTATCAATTATCACTTGCGGAGCTTGGCTGGCAGTCTGGATCTTGATTGGACTCACCAGCGGATTCAAGCGTTGGAATTGTGGCACATGCGGGCAGTCGAGGCATTAACAATCTCAAAAGCAGGTTTGTTGTTTCTTTCTTTTCCTGCTTTTACCCCCGCTGAATCAGCGGGGTTTTTTATTGACCTGATTGCAAATGTGCCGGAATCATTTATTAAATGCCTGTATCCGACAAAATAATTCCACTGAAAAACATTTATCAGGCTCGAATCGACCTGCTAACTGATGTACTTGACGCGGCAAAGGCCAATGTCGCAATAGATTCATGGCAGATGGCAGAGACGGCTTATCAGGAAATCCTAGAGGCAACCGCTACAAACTACTCTACGACAGGCCGCACGATTACAAAGCGTAGTATTGAGTCAGCGCGAACCGCAAGAAATCAAGCCATAGCAGACTTAGAGGGTTACTTAGGCACAGCCGACGCTGGGGTGACATACGTCGATAACGGGGGCATAATTTCATGACCGCACAAAAAAAAGCAGAGCTGAACAAGTTCGATAAAGCGATTCAGGCCGTCGCGCCCGGATGGGCACTGAAAAGGCAAATTGCGAGAAATGATTTAGGCGTTATCGAAAGCTGGTCAATGGGTGGATCAGCTTATTCCAGCGGAGATCCAGACAGCCGGAAACGTAAATCCGCCGCCTTCGGGCGATCAAGACGGTCCACGGAAGAGGCGGCAACTGGCAGCCACGGTTACGACGCAATGCGGCTTGAAGCGATGGACCTTTATCGAAATAATCCTATCGCCCGCTCAATCGTAGAGACGGCTCGACGTTATTGCAGGCCCTCGCAGCCCCGCGCGTCCACGATGGCGATTCTGGAAAAAGAAGGTCGGTCCGCTGAAGATATTGCCTACGCCAAAGAATATGACGAAGCCGCAACCGATTATTTCAACGGTTACTGGTGGCCCCGGGCGGACTACCAACGCCGTCCTGGCGTAACCTTTGGAACCTTGCAAGATATGTTTATTACCTTGCAATTTGTGCAAGGAGATCTTGCTTACGTCTGGACAGGTGACGGATTTTTGACGGTCGAAGGAATGCAGATCCGCACCCCGACCGGAATGAGGGCAGCTGACAACATCCGGAACGGTTTCAGGTTTGATAAAAACGGGCGGATAACTCATATCTATGTTTGTGATTATGATGACAATACGGGGTATTCATCAAATAAATTTACGCGGTACAACATTGCAAGCGTCATTTTCTGCCCTTGGTATTGGAGAGCGTCGCAGCTTAGAGGCGTGCCGCGTCTGCACGGTGTGATTGATAACTTGCGCGATCAAGAAGAGATCCACGACGCGACCAAGCAGAAAGTCAAAAACGAGGCAATGATACTCTCGATTGAGCGTGCGGGGTCGCGTAAAAAAGCCCCCGGGTCCAGCATCACGAACGAAGACGGAACGACCACGACTTACGAAAAGTCCGATTGGGGAATGAGATTCAAAACAAGTGGATCCCCGAAAGATGATTTTACCTTTGCAAATGCTGACAGCCCCAACGCTCAATATGTGCCGTTGATGGAGCACGATCAAAAAATCATTTCAAGCGGGGCGGGTATCCCTTACAAGGTTTTGATGTCTTTATACGATGGCTCTTTTAGCGCAAACAAGGCCGCTCAAGCCGCGCTTAAAATCTTCATAAATGAACTTTGGGTAAACCGGAGAGACGTATTTACCCAGCGAGCTTACAACATCATAATTGCGCAAGGTATCCGTGGCGGGCATATCCCAGCCCCGCCAATCGACAAGCGTGGCGTGTCTCTGTTTAACCGAGCCGAATGGACGAAGCCATATTTTCCGCAACTTGACCAACAGAAAGAAGAGGCTGGAAGGCAGGCATCATTCCAAAACTTTACAAGCGGACCCGACGACTGGGCGGATGAACAGGGAACCACTTCCGAAGATTTATATCAAAATCACAAGACCGCTATGAAGCGGTTACAGTCGGACGCGAAAGAACTCGGAATGTCGCTGAACGAATACGCAGGGGGATTACTTGCGAAAAATACGAGTATATCAAGTCAATCGACAGGAATAAATGACGATACGAACGGAGAAAACCTATGAGACTTGAACGCGCATCACGAGAGCTTTATTGCAAACCGTGGGCAATCATGCCCGCAACTTATCAGACCTTCCACGAGGTGTTCCAGCGCCATCTAGATAATGGTTTTGACGCTAAAACGGTTAAGATCATGGGGGAAGAATTTGAATACAAAGTGCCACAGGAATATGACATCGTAAACGGCGTTGCAGTAATTTCAATCGACGGCGTTTTAGGGCACAGGCTATCGGGCTTTGAAAAGGCGTGCATGGGTGCTGTCGATTATTCCGACATTCAAGAGGCAATTTCAAAAGCTGAAAACGATGAAAGTGTAAGCTCAATCGTTTTGGACATCAACTCCCCCGGTGGGATGGTTACCGGACTGCACGAGACAGCCGTAAGAATCACGGAATCGACTAAACCCGTCGTGGCCTATTCTGACAGCCTTATGGCTAGTGCAGGGTATTATCTCGCATGTTCCGCAAGCTCTGTTTTCGCAAGCGGATCAAGTCAAATCGGGTGCATCGGAACCTTAATGACATGGACAGATGTTTCGAAAAGAATGGAAATGCTCGGCCTTAAAACTGAAATGATTGCGAGCGGTAAATACAAAGGCATGTTATTTCCGGGCATACCCGTCACCGATGAACAACGAGAGCTTTTAGAGGACAATGTGGATACCCTCGCAACATCATTCAAAAATTTTGTTGTTGACCGACGCGGAAATGTGCCGGAATCATTAATGGAAGGTCAAACAGTATTCGGAGCTGAAGCAAAAGCAGGACTATTGATTGACGAAATCGGAACACTCGCAGACGCAATTTACGAAGCCGCAGAAATAGCAGGATAAACATTATGAGCAAAATACTTACACGCAAAGAAATTAAAGATCAGAGGGACAGCCTAACCGCTGAAATCCAATCTGCCAAAACTGAATCAGCTGAACAGGTTGCCTCGCTAAAAGCGGAAATTGAATCGGCTAAGGCTGAATCGGCTGAACAGGTTGCATCCCTACAAGCGGAAATAGAATCGGGCAAGGCTGAACTAGTTACTGCAGAATCCGCCAATGCTGATTTGATGGCCAAGGTAGAAGCCTTTACCGCTGAAAAAGCAACCTTGGAAGCATCCATTGCAGAGCTGACAGAGAAAAATACGGAAACGAACGCAAGCCTCGAAGCCTCTGCTTTAGAAATTGAAAAGCTGACCCTTGCAGTTCAAAGCCCGGCAAACATCGACGCCGCAATGATCCCCGCCGTAGCTAATGCGAAAATCATTGACCTCGAAGCGGATGACCAAGAGGTAAAGCTTAAAATGCAATCCGAAAAATTTAAGGACTTGAGTCCTTTAGAGCAAAACAAATTTATCCGCGAAGGCGGTAAAATCGACGACTAACAAACAGGAGAATTATTATGGCTAGTTTAACATTGACCGCACTTGCGGAAAACATTTATCGGGCACGTGATACCGTTGCCCGCGAATTGGTAGGCTTTTTGCCCGCCGTATTGACAAACAGCGATACCGACGAAGTCAGTATCAATGGGACAGTCAATTCCATCGTGACTGAAGCTCCAACCGTGAATGAAAGTTTGACCCCGGCAATGGCTATTCCTGAAGGGGATTCCCAAACGATCGGAGTTGAACAGATGTCACTTGATAGCGTCGCGAATGTTCGCATTCCGATCACTGGTGAAAATGCTCGCAAGCTGAATAACCTCGGCCAATATCAGACCGCTATTGATCAGATGTTTGCTCAGGCCATTCGCGCACTTGTGAATAAAGTCGAATCAAAGGTAGCTTTGAAGGTCCTGCTTGGTGGGTCACGGGCAACCGGAACCGCTGGGACAGCTCCATTTGGGTCTACTCACGCTATAATCAATGACGCTCGCAAGATCCTCGTTGATAACGGGGCGGGAAGTGAAGAGTTACGAGCGGTAATTGATACGACTGCCGGCGTGAACTTCCGCAATCTCTCAAACCTTTTCAAAGCAAATGAGGCTGGATCGGATGCAATGCTACGAAACGGAACCTTGCTTATTTTGTCAGGCATGGGAATCGGCGAATCCGATCAGGTGCAAAGTCACACGAAAGGAACCGGTGCAGGTTACCTTGTTGACCTGGTCGCAGGTTATGCCGTTGGCGACACCACGATCCATGTTGATACAGGGACCGGAACTATTGTTGCGGGCGACGTAATTACCTTTGAAGACGATGCAAACAAGTACATTGTCAAAACTGGATTCGCAGGTGACGGAGATGGAGACATCGTCTTGCAAGCTCCTGGCTTACGCCAGACCCTTGCGAACAACGTTGCGGCAACCATTGGCGCAAGTTACACCGCTAACAGCGCATTCCGCCGTGATGCCGTAGAGCTTGCTTTGCGTCCTTACGCAGTTCCTGAAGGTGGCGACGCAGCTACTGACCGGATTGTAATCGCAGACGACATGAGCCCTCTCGTTTTTGATGTAAACCTGTACAAGGGTTACAAAATGAACTTGATGGAAATCAATTGCGTCTACGGCGCGAAGGTCTGGAAACCAGACTTCGTCACTACCATCCTTGGATAAAAAAAACTAAATAAGCTCTCCCTAGAAATAGGGAGGGCAAAACTTATGTTGGCAAACTTCAAAGATGATTTGAAAGGACTCGCTAGGGATTTCCCTAGCGTTCTTTTGTATGGAAATCTAAAGATTAAATGCGTGGCCTCGGATATACAGGCCGAAGTTTTGGTCGAACCGGATGGAAACTATAATCCGAAAATGAAAGATGTCCTTGCGGCTATTTCAGACTTTCGAGGAACGATCCCGCCAGCGAAGGCAACCGTCACTTTGGACGGGATTAAGATGTATGTGGATGATACGGAAACCGATGCTTTAACCGACACGATAAGGCTCACACTGAAGAGGATGTAATGTCCGACGATTTCTCAATCGACATTCAGAACTTAAAAGGGGCACAAGCCAAGATTCAAAAGCTCGCGACAGATTGGGGAATTGATACCAAATTCCTCTGCCAGGATCAAATGAGGCTGTGGGTAATTGACGTTATCAAAAAAGCGGGGGATGGACCGGCAACAAGTTTGGCGCAACAAAAACGAGTACAGAAAGCAACGGTTGCCTCAGACATTAGGGAAGTTTTTACAGATGATAAGCTCGAAAGGTTATCCGGTGAAAACAATGGTGTTTATTACATTACCTCTACTACAGGAGCTTTATGGGCGGCCGAGAAAGACGGTCGGGCATGGTCACAAGGTCAGATGAAAGCGGAGCACAACCGCCGTCGGACGAAGTCAAATAAGCGGGTAGGTAAGCAAAGGCCGTACCATAAAAGCGGGCGACTCGTGGTCAGAAAGGTTTACGCGAAAGAGAGTCAGATTAAAAAATACATACGGTATAAGCAAAGCCATATAGGTATGCTCAAAGCTGGATGGATTGCGCCTTTGAATAAGTTAATGGCAACGACAAGAGGCGGAAACGGGCGAATCCCTGCATGGATAAGCAACTTAAACGCAAAGGCTAAAACGGGAACCTACACGGATAATATGACAAGCTTTGCCAGCGGTAGCATTAAAAGCACAAATAATACGCCTTATGCAAGCGATTATATAACGCCGTCATTTATTGCCGCAACCGGACGCACTCGCCAAAAAGACTTGATGCGACAATCGAAAAAGCGTAAAGAAGAGATCGTAAAGCGATTTAATGACACGAAATAAGCTAAAAGATTATGGACCTATATACAATCGAAACCGAGATCATGACAAAGTTTGCAGAAGTGCTTACCGATTCGACAGGTTATCAAGGAGAGCTTCCTGCCTTTACCGAAGGTGCAACCCCTAACATATTTGCAATCGCAATGGGAGACGGGGGTGAGCCAATTCAGGTTGCCAGCGATGAAGCTTATTTCGCTATCGAAATGAATGTACGATTTATGGGAGTCTATGGAAGCCGGGAAAAGGCTCTCGACGACGTGTCTCTTTTAT